CCAGTTCCAGGTGAACTATTTATACCATATGAGTGGGCATTGCTTGTATTATTCCCTGTACTTGCATTATAACCATTGCCGCCTGAGCTGCCTCCACCACCACCTGCACCAGGCATAATCCAAGGAAATGCACCATTTGAAGATGCTGCAGGAGTTGCATTTGACATACTGTTTCCAAGAGACACGACACTTGCTCCACCACCGCCAGCAGTATGTTGAAACCTACCACCTCTATTTCCTACAATAATTCTTATTACTGTACCTCTTGTTAAACTTTTAGTTCCTTTTATCACTCTACCAGAACCACCACTATTTCCACTGTTAGTACTACCACCACCAGCAGAAGCAACTTCAAATTCATAGTTACCATCTGAAGGAACTTTCCATAACTGTATTCCATGTAATACATTAAAGTGATCAGAGTTATTTTCAAATCCTGCTCCAGAATATGCTGAAATAAAAGTATTTTTATTAGTTGCACGGTGTTCATTTGTATTTGTATTATTTGCAGTTGTAAATGTATGTGTAGTAAAATCAAATAATCCAAAAGAAAGACTTACTAATGTGGGCGCGCTTTTAAAACTTGAACCATCAAAAGCTTTTGTAATAAGAGTAAAACTTCCTGCATTTGCTACAGTCGTAGTAGGAGTTAATACAAAATTACCTGTACTTTCATAACCTGATGCTATAAGACCTGTAAGTTGTGAAGGATATGTAGAGCCGTCGGCTCTGTATAGGCTATCGTTTGATCCTAACATATGATATGAATATTCAACATCTGAGATATAACTTGCACTATCATAAATATGATTAATAGCTTTCATAGAAATAGTACTTGTATTACCTGTAGCATCTAATTCTAAAGTTGGTGAAGGAGAATCTAATAATGTTAAATCATATTGTGGTCCTGAAGAAATTGTATTCCATTCTGTGCCATTCCATAAATAAAGTCTTTTTGTTGCCGAAGAATAAGCTAATTCACCTGCACTGGTCCCCGCTGCAAAACTAGATTTTGTAGTTGACCTTGTTTCAAGACTTGAACTTTCAACACTAATGACTTCTTTAGCATTAAATTTCTTAGAGCCTTTACGAAACTTTCTAGAAATATTAAACTTACCTTTTCTTGCCATTTTTTATACCTTAATTTGTACTTTCGCCATCACCAGTATTAGAAAAGGCTAATGATGTATTTGTAGAGGGAAATGATCTTCCTGTGCCCCATATAATTCTTACTGCGCCAAATTTACCTTGACAGCCTGGAGTGTTTCGACTATCGTTGGATTGACCGCCGCCACCTCCACCATATTGGCCTCCTGTATTACTAGATCCGCCAGAAGTGCCATTACTTGATCCTGATGTTCCACCAGAACCGCCGGCGCTTGAAGAACCACCACTTGACCCTTGACCATAAATACCTACACCACCACCTGATGGGGCTGCCCCATTTGAGCTATTACCACCACCTCCACTACCACCTGACCCACCGCCGCCTGAACCATTAGTATAGCTGCCGCCTCCAGAACCTCTACCACCGGATCCAGAATAACCACCTGCGCCGCCGCCTGCTCCAGCTGTATCACCAGAACTAGTACCGCCAAGACCACCACTACCTCCACCATCTCCAGTGTAACCACCACCATAGCCACCCGCATAGTTTTGATTACTTGTACTACTAGTTCCTGTGCCACCAACGCCACCAGAACCTTTAACAGTAGCACTACTTATAAAATAAGATTGACCACCACTACCACCTGATCCTGCATTCTGTGAACTTCCTCCACTTCCAACAACAACAGTATAAGATTGTCCAGGAACTACAGAAATATTATTTTTCCAACCTAAACCACCGCCTCCACCGCCACCGCCTGACCAATACGCTGCACCGCCGCCACCGCCTCCACCTATACATACAACAGAAACTTCTTCAACATGTGATGGGCAAGTCCAAGTGTGTGATCCAGTAGCGTTAAATAGATGACCTCCAGGATCTACTGTAAACTGCAAATTTACTGTAGTATTTGCACTTGCAGATTTTATTCCATCTGTAACTCTTGATCTAAAGATAAAACTACCACCGTGATTTGTATCTGTCGAAGGAGTTAATACAAAATTACCTGTAGTTTCATAACCGGCAGCAATAGATGTTAATTGTTGTGGTAAAGAACTTCCTCTTTCGGGGCTATAATAACTTCCAGACTGTGATATATCATAAGAATATGATAAAATATCACCATCAGAATCAGAAGCTACAATAGAAATTGTGTTTGTGGATCCATCTGTATTTAAATCTAAAGTTGTTGGAGGTATAGTTGTAATTTTAGGATTAGAAACATTATCATCACCAGATTCTAATCTTTTCCAACTTGTTCCATCCCAAAAATGATAAAACCTTGTTTCTTCATTGAGAACTATATTACCAGCATCTGGGCTTGTAGGAAAACTAGCAAAGTTTGCAAACTTAGGAAAAGTAGAACTTGGTACTGAATCTAAATTTTCCATCTCGGCAACTTTTAGTTTGCCGTTTGCTTCTAACATTCTTACAAAGTTAAATCCAATACTTTTAACCATAGTATATCACCTCTACCAAGTTGTATCGATAGATGTTCTTACCCAGGTATTTGTGGCAGTACAAACATACAAATAACTTGCATCAGTCACAACATCACCTTTTGTTCCTGTTGATGTATTACTCGCTGGTGCACTTAGAGGTGAAAGTCTTAGAGGTCCATCGGTTGCTATACCAAATGTACTAGACAAATCTACTACAACCAACTGGCTGCCTGTACCTATTGAATCATCTAATACGACACTAGTGCCGTTATTTGCGGTGTAATCTCCGCCTTTAAATAATCTAATACCATTAGCATAAACTTCTACAGTACTTGAATCGTAGGATAAAATACTTCCTGAACTATCCGCACCAGTAAATGCTGTTTGACCTGATGTTGCTGTATATAGAAATTCTTTAGTAATTGCATTAGCAGGATATAGCGTAGCAAGTCTTGATTTTAAATAAGAACTATCAAAAATATCTGTTAAATTATCTACAGATGCTGGCGCAAAAGTTGTAACATTTACTTGGGCTGCAGAATCTAATCCTTGATTAAATGTTACAGTATTTGTACTAGCATTTAAAGTATAGTCTGTATTTAAAATAACTTGAACGCCATTAAGCATTACTAAAACATTAGTGCCATTATATACCATGGAGTTACCATTAGCATCATTGCCACTAAAGACTGTTTGGTTTGCAGTCGCGTTATATAAGAAGTGACCTACACCAGCATTAATGTTTTCTTGTGCCCTAGCTTGAATATATGCAGAATCTATTAATCCTAAAACTCTTCCACTGTCTACAGAGTTTGCTTTAACAACAGCAACTTGTCCTGGAGAACCTGTAGATTGTCTGGCTTGAACGTATGCAGAGTCAATAGAAGTTAATGATGTGGTAACAAAAGATTCAGTTGCAAAGTCGGCAGCTGAAGCCGCTGAAGCGTTTGCAGAATCCCTTACTTCTAACTTTCCTCCAGCAGCGGCTTTTAAAACAACTTTATCTGCACCTGTTCCGATTACTATTGAAGGCATTATAATGCCTCCAGCGCCAGCAGAAATAGTTCCACTATCACCTAATTGTATAGTACTACCACTAACATATAATGATCTTATTTTATAATCTGAGTGTCCTAAATCAAATGAACTATCTGTTTCAGGTATTAAGTGAGTTCTTAATTTACCCCCACCTAATGCACCAAGATTTCTACTTCTTCCCATATTTAATTATTTACCCTTTTTTCATACCACTTCAGTCACGCGCCCGACTTTTGGCATAGACATAAGCGGCAATTGCCATTTCTTTTCTTTTCTTTTCATCTTTGCCTTTAAGCGAAGGTGCATCCGATTTTGCGAAATCTTTTATGTAAGCAGCCATACCATCTGATGGTTTCAATTTTTCTGAAACATAATTTGAAGCTTCACGAAGTCTTACACCAAACATTTTCTCAACAGGCTTTTTACCCAGGGTTTTTGCCATAGTTGTAATAACTTTTTCTCTAGGTTCAGTGTCCATATCATCTACGAATTTTTTCAATTTCATATCTAAACCTTTACGCAACAATCTTGCCGCAGTCATGAAATCTTTTTCATCCATTCCACCAGAAGCTTTAGCGTATTTTTCTAACGCTTTTGCTGCGGATTCCATTCCTAATGCACCTTTTACCTCATCAAGTTCAACAGATTCTTTTCTAGTAGTCTGAGGATCCATAGGCACCATTTTGACTCCCATTTTGCCATCAGGTTTACGATAGTTTTGAGGTTTTTTATCTGCAGAATGTGAAGGTGCGCCATGTACTGACATATCTTCTTTAAAATCTTTTGCAGTAGCGCCGTGTTTAGAAATAAGATTGGTTTTAGCTGCCGAGGATAACCATTTAATATCGGCCTTTGCAACTTTCATAAGAGATGCTTTATCAAACTTAGCAACCATCTTGCTCATTTTCGTTGCTTGGTCTAAAGGAAGTCTATCTGGCATACTTGAGTATTGTTTTTTCAACATAGCAATTTGTTTTGGAGAAACATTCTCAATAATCATTTCAGCATCTTCTATTACAGATTCTTTATACATATTCAATTCAAACGGTTTTGATCCACCTCTATTATAGACTTGTACTTGAATATTGCCTTTATCACCTTTCAAACGATATGAATTTGTTTTACCATTTACAGGTTTTCTTGGTCCACTTGCAACTTTATCATCAATCTCTGAAGAATGTACAGTAATGCCATGAGCATCTTTTGCATGTTTATATGCATGTTGCATTGCACCTGAGAATGATGAATGGTAAAGATCATAGTTTGATTGTGAATTTTTCTTTTCATCAATGCTTATTTCTTCATCAACAGATTCACCCCTATTTGCATATGGTCTGAATTTTACAGAAGAACCTTTTTTAAGTTTTCCATGCGTCATTTTCTTTGCCTTTTTGAGATTGGCAATTCCTTGCGCGGCCCGATATCTGGCATCACCCCTTTCGGTAACTTTTCCAATTTCTTTAAAAACTCTATTTGTATCACGTTCTAGTTTTTCCATTGTTCTTTGATACTTTACAGAATTTCCAGTAGTTTGCATCATTTTTTCTAATTGTGTATGCATGTCTATGATTTTCTGCATCTCTGCTTGCAGATCGCTAACCATTTCTCTTTGTTCTTTTGGTATTTTTCCATCGTCACCATAATATCTAAATGAATCTCCGACTTCTCTTTTTGACCATGTCCACTGTTTTTTTGCTTTGCGATGAAAATCTTCTGAGTCTTTTTTTAATTTTTTGGCATCGTGAAACTTTGGGGTCCCAATATAATTCAAAACATTGTTTGCCTTGTCTTTACCAGTAGATGGAATTTTTGACTTCTGCACAAGTCCAAGATGTTTGCCTGTCATTTTTTCTAGTTTGTCTAAGACTTTATTCAATCCCTTGTCAACTAATCCGGTCAAAGTTTTAGTAACAATTCCCTCATCAAGTTCAACAGATTCGTTTGGACCATAACCTTTGGGCGTTACATCTTTAAAACTAGCTTTACTTTTTCTACCTTTTTGAATTCTAGCTTCAGCATCTTTTGTAAAGTTGCCAGTTTTAGGATCAATAAATTTAGCAAGATGTGGCGGTAGCTTTCCTGCTTTAGAACCACCTTTGCGATATTGACTAAGATCAACAGATTCCATTTTGTCATGAGTATAACCCATTTTTTTCATTCTTAAATGATCTTCTTCTTTTTCCGCTTTATAACCCTTTCCGGTTTTTGGATCATACATCATGTGAGATTTGAAAGCTTCATTACTTTCATAAGGATCTGATTGTTTAGTGCGAGGACCAAGTTTGTTTTTTCTACCTTCTTGGGTCTCTGGTTTTTTAGTCACCCACTTTTTAGAACCTTCTTTGTTTCTTCCGGCTAGCATTCTATCAATGATACCTTCATTTTTAACTTCTTCTTCAAAAGTTTCTTCTATTGCGATATCAATATCTTCTTCTGTAATTTCGTCTAACAGATGATCAAAATTTTCATTCTGTTCTTCCAAAAATTTAAAAACATCTTTCATTTTATTTTTTCCTTACTTTTGCTGCTAGATCGGAATCTGCTTTGCCCCAGGTTCCTGAGGATTTTGTTACGAATGAATTAACTCTTGCCATTCCCCATTGCTGAGGTGTTGTGCCAGGTCTATGTCCTGTGCGCCATGCTGCCATTCCTCTATTATATACTTTTCTAAGAATTCCTACAGGCATTCCAGATTTTTCGGCTTTTTTCTTTAATCCAGAAGAAGCTTCTTCACTTAAAATTTCTTCATCTAAATCTGTTATGAAATCTTGAAATGCTTTCGTCATATCATATTCTTCTTTGGCAACATTATTTTTAGTTTTTGTATCTAGTAATCTTGCTCTATCTAACATTCTATCATGTCTTTTAGCGTCGGACTCTTTTTCTCTAGCTATCTTTTCTTTTGCTGCAACTTCTGCCTTATTTTCACCATACATTTGTTTAAACTTTTTCGTATGCTTTGACGGCTTAGTTTTGGCTGTTGCATCACCAGGCGCTGGCTTATATGCTGCTGGATTATCATCATCCATTTTAGCACCCTTAGAAAAATGATTGTTTCTTGCAACTTTAGTAGATTTTGTTTTGATGCCCTTATAGTATACTGATGGTTGAGTACCAGGCTTATCTTTAATGTCTGGGTCTTGTCCAACTTCAGTAGCTTCGCCAGGAGTCATTTTCTTAGCATGTTTTAAATATTCATCTGTTCCTATTTCATAAGATTCTTCAATAGCTTCAACAGAATCAATCCATTTTCTACAAGTGGATCCATCTTCTTTTTCTAGAATTAAATAATTTGAGCCTTTAAAAGTTATCATTGCTTTTTCTTGAATGTCTTTAATCATTACAAAGTCATTAACATTAAAAATATTACCAGAAACAAATTTTTCTCTAATATCAGAAACGCTTTTTAATTGTATATGATTTTTAAATTCTTGCGCTTCTTTCAAACCCATTCCATTACGAACTGCATTGAAAAGACCTTTTGCGTCTTTATCTGACATAGTTTTCGGTAAGCCTTGAGCAAATGCTATAAAGTCGTTATCTGTAGCGGCTTTTCTTTGTTTTGTTGCAGACGCACCTTGTACACCTTCAGCATCTGGGTCACGTTCACCAGCACTTATCACACTTAATGTTTTAAAGTGATAGAAGCCATGTTTACCTTTAACACCATTATATTTTTGAAGTAATACATCAAACTCTTTTACTCTATCACTTCCTATTACCATAATAGCATTTTTAAATCCATCATCATGCATGGCAGTAGCAGCATCGAAAACATTTTTTACTGACATATTCATCATAATACTACGGGATTGTTTTGGAAACATTTTACGCAAATATTTTACTTTATCATTATAAGATAAAGGATTTTTCTTAGGGTCACTTGATTGTGATACATATACTCTATATGCATTACGACCCGCTTTTTTAGCTAGTACACTTAATAAAAGACCATGTCCTATGGTAGGAGGATTCATTCTACCAAAAGTAAAGTATACAGTTTTTTCTTCTTCAACTAAATATTGTCTAAATGATGTAAAATTTACCATATTATTTTGAGCCTGACCTTCTTTGAGTTTCAGCTTTTTTAATTTTAGGCACTAACTTCTTAGCTAATCTATGTACCACTTTTTGCATTTGTGGTTTCTGAAGCTTTGTCTCAAGTTCTTTTTTTCTTGCCGGAGACAAGTCTGTAGCATTTTTTGTCAACTTTTTATATAGTGCTTTTCTTGCTGCTTTTCTTGCTCTTTTCATCAGAACATCTTTAGTAGCAACTTTTCTTTTAGCGCGTTCTCTACCACGAGCCATTTTCTGTTTATTTCTTCTAGCGGATCTACCTCTAGCAAGTCTTTGTTGCATACTCAACGCTTCATCAACAGACTCCCAATGACTACCATTTTCATCATAACAGTCATTTTCACAATCAGTTGTAGGTTTTGCAAATTCATCACCACAATCTTTACATGCCATATAATTTTCTTCAAGGCTTTCTTTAAGTTTACTTTGATGCAGATTTTTCATTGCACCAATAACTTCATCTACCGAATCACAAAATTCCTGTAGTTTTGCTAGGTCTTCTTTTCCATGTGGATTTGTCTTATCTTCTGCAGCCTTATATGCGTGAGTCTCATAAGTACCAAGAGCCAATTCTAATTTCTCAAATGTAAGTTTATCGGGACTACCTTTTAACAAAGAAGATAGTTTCTTTGCATGATTTTGGCCAGAATTACTTATGCCTCGGACATTAGGAAGAGATTTAACTTTTTTCCAAGCTTGAGCCAACTTTTTATCATAAACTGATTCATCAAGTTCAACAGATTCTTTATGTACAGAATAATGTGGTCCATCATCGTGTGGAAAGGGTTGTTTGTCTAAATGCCGGCTAACCAGACGCCCAACAAAACGCCCAACTTGCTTTTTGCCTTGGGCTTTGCTAATTGTTTTTACTAAAAAATGTCCATCTGGTCCATCGCCGCCTACTTTATATTTCATACCAGCTTCTTTGCTATCATGCACTTTCAGAATTTGATGATTAAGATCAACTGAATAGTAAACGGGGCGCCCAGCTTTATTTTCATCAAGTTCTGAAGCTTCTTTGAAACCCATTCCTCTCATTACATTATCTGGATCAACACCCATACCTCTTGCCACATTCTTAGCCCTAGATTTTAATGTTTTTTTCGGTTCTTTTGCTGCTCTTGCCTTATCTTTTGCGGCATGTGGACCTTTTCCCATTCCTCTCATTACAAGATCAGGATCAACCCCCATTCCTCTTACCACGTTTTTGACTCTAGATTCATTCATTTTCAACCATTTTGCATCTGTTCTCTTTGGCACATTATAATCAATATCCACCAGTTTTCCATCAACTTTCAATTTTTTCGTCTGTACCATGACAGGACCGCCGGGCTTTATTACATCAGCAATGATATTTCCCCCTTTGCTCTGCGCGCCGCGTTTAACATTGTATCCAGAAGCCCACATATAGTCTTGTACTTTATCTGCTACTTCTTCCCAAACACTATGAAGTTTGACTACTGTGGGCCCATGACGTTTATCAACTTCAGGATTGTCATTGAGATAATCATCTATAGATAAGTACCAATCATTCAATGCTCTATACAAATCTTTTGGAGTCATTTTTTTGATTGGTGTCTTGCGAAATGAAGTCAACCTAGTCATCTTGCCGCCTAGAGGTTTTACCTTTTTCATTAAACCATCAATTAATGTTAATTTTCTATTAATATCCGTAGCTATTTTAGTTTGTTCTGCATTTCCTTCTGCGCGCTTTTTCATATTTTTGCCTAGAATGGCGTCCATGAAACCTTCATCAACAGATTCATTCATTTTCAACCATTCTGGATCTGTTCTCTTTTTAGCGGGAAAACCTATCTTCGCCATCTGACCGATTCCCTTAATATTATATCCAGAAGCCCACATATAGTCACTTAGTTTAAATCCTACTTCTTCCCAAAGATCATAAAGTTTTTCTGCTGATTGTGCATACTTTTCATTATCATCTTCAGAGTCGTCATCTAAATCAGCTTCTATAGATGACCACCAATCATTCAAGGCTAAGTACATACCCTTTGGAGTCATTTTTTCAATCGGAAGTTTGCGAAATGCCATTAATTTTCCAAGCTTGCCGCCCAATGGTCGCACTTTTTGCATTAAGTCATCTATCAATCTTAATTTTCTATCTATTTCTGTAGATAATTTAACTTGTTCTGAATTTTTAGATTTTTTTACTCTTTTCTTATCAACATTGCCCTTTTTCATATTTCTGCCCAAGAATGTGTCCATAAAACCTTCATCAACAGATTCATTCATTTTCAACCATTTTGCATCTGTTCTCTTTGAAGCACTAAAATCAACTTTGTTCAACCATCGATATTGAAATTTTGCACCACCGTGTGGAACATCATATCCAGAAGCATACATATAATCTTTTATTTTAAGTGCCAGTTCTTCGAGGCGTTCATGAAGGTCTTCCACTGAACGTCCATATTTTTTCGATAAAACGGCACTATCATCACCATTGTCTAATTCATCTTCTATAGAATCGTACCAATCGTTCAATACTCTATACAAATCTTTTGGAGTCATTTTTTCAATCGGAAGTTTGCTAAATCTCACCAATCCACCAATTTGACCGCCTAGTGGTCGCACTTTTTGTATTAAACCATCAATTAATTTTAATTTTTTATCTATTTGTTTAGATATTTTAACTTGTTCTGCATTAAGTTTTTTTGCATTAAGTTTTTTTGCAGGCTTTCCTTTTGCGCCCGGCACTAATTGTTTCATAGTGTCCATAAAACCTTCATTAACAGATTCTTTAATACCAGCATCTTTCTTTGCATACTTTACCGAAAGAGCGATATCGTGGGCCAACGATCTTGCATGATATGCACCACCCTTTGTATTGTCATCTGTTCCGTTACCAACCATAGCATTTAAAATTTCCTGATCAGCTTTTGTCCAATCGTTTTGTCTAATTTTGTCCATAAAATATTGTTGGGTTGCATCGTCTATATTCCCTTCATCATGAATCTGCCTGCCACTGTTTGGTTGTTCGGTGTGCCGATTTCTTGCTATATCTTCAACATGAGCTAAAATAAAACCTAAACTTCTTTCGTTTTCTCTACGGTCTTTCCCCTGCGCTTTACCCTTCATAGCAGTGCCCCTTGCTTTTCGTAAAGCTACTATCATTCTATGAACTGATAAACGGGCATATGGAAACTGCATTTCCATGGCAGTTTTTTTACCTTGCTGTGGTTTCTGTGGTTTTCCTCTAGCACCTGGCACTAATTGTTTCATAGTGTCCATAAAACCTTCACTATAGTTTTCACCATATGTTTCGCAGGGAGTTTTTCCACAACCACAATTTTTCTCAGTAACAGATGCAATGCCTTTCATGCGATTCTTTTCTTTACGGCGATGGGCATCTCCGCGCTTCTTATAATCTGCATTTGATGGATCGGCTTTAGCAGCATTTTGATAATTATTGGCATACTTTGTACGTTGTGGCAAATCTCTTTCTGCTTTGCTTTTGTATGCTTTTTTCTTTTCTGGAGAAATTTCGTTTACTTCAGCGGACTCACCTCGCGCACTTTTAAAATCTTGGTCTGTAGGAGCGCCTTTAGAACCAGGCTTTCGCATAGGTCTGCCTTCTTTTCTTTTCTTATGAATATTAGCCCAAAGACTTTCTTTAAAACTTTGCATTCTTATTTTTCCCATCCTTTTAAAATTTCTGGTGAAAAGTTGTTGTATGAAAATTCCATACGATCAACAAGTTTCACTGCGTCACCACCAAGTTTATCAATTGCTACATAGCCTTCATCACCAGATACTTTAAAACCATCTTTGGTTTTAACAAATACATCATAATTTTTGATTCTATTAAGTATATTTATAAGTTTCAATTTAACTAGAACTATCAATTTTTGCAGATCGAACATCTTTTTTAGATTGGATTTGTTAGTTTCTGAAAAAAATTTCAACAGATCATCTCTTTTATTCTTTTGTGCTAATTTGCCCTTATCAGTTTTTCTCTTATCGATTTCTTTTTGGAACTTATCTTTGTGCCATTGAATTAAATTATTGACATGTTTTTGAGTATCTTTTATAATTTGTCCTTGACGTACATATGTATTGTTAAAAGTTTCTATCGATTTAGCTAAATCTTCATTAGTCTCTAATTGCTTGAGTGTAGAACTAGAAATCTGATTAAATAATTTACCTATTTCAGTCAATTGTTTATTCACTTCAGTTGTATCTTTTGCAGACATTGTAATGCCTGTCATATCTCTTAGCATGGCATCTTGAGACCAAACATTTTTAGATTTTTTAAATTTCTTTATATTCACACCATAACTAGCTTTCATATTCTCAAATGAATCTCCAGTATATGTAGTGTGCCAAACAATACCTATTTTAGAATTTTTTATATCTTTTGCTGCAGGCGAACCTTGGTCTATTGCATAAATCAATGTGTTAGGATGAAAGGTAGTATATTTTTTTCCGGCAATTGTTTGATTTGACAAATCATCTCGGGAATATAAGAAGTCTCCTTGGACCACGCCTTTGATTCCCAATTCCGGCAAGTATTTGAGTGCGTCTTGTAACTTAGCATTAAGGTCGCCAGAAGTATCAGCATCAATATCAGCTGGAGATTTATAGACCTTAGGGTTTTTATTGAATATGCCTTTTTTGGCAACAAAAAAGCGGTTATCACTCGGATCAATACCAGCGAATACAGCAGGAGCACCGTCCCATTTAACACTTACGTTTCCTTTCTTAACACCCGATAACATATCTCGCATACCAATTAATGCAAAAATAGCTTCTCTTGTACCTTTTACTCCACCATATAACACTTTATCTTCTATATGAGTCATATGAGTATTTTTCTGTTCTGTAATAAAAGTACGAAAGTCTCTCATAGTTTGGATGCCTTTATTGTTATTAACACTATACTATTTATATAAAAAAAAGAGCCAGTAAAACTGGCTCTAAGTTTAAAAAAGAAAGAAAACATCGACTTTAACTATCACACTATAGCATATTAAGAATCACTTGTCAACCCCTAATTTTATAAATGTGCACCTATTGTTAATTCTTGCGGACTTGCAATAAATTTAAATTCTGGCTTTGCTTCAAACCTTAATTCTGGATTGCAGCCTGCAAGAAATAGTGTTAGTAGAATTGTAACAAAAACTTTTATTTCCATTTTTCTAATTCCTTCTGTTTAATATCTTCATGGACTTTACTTAGTTCTTTGTACTTTTTTTCAAAAGGTTGGCGCCAAATTTTAACGTCTGCCTTTGAGCCGTAAGTCAAAGAGATAGCATCATCAATAAATCTCAAGATTTCAATTCTCGCTGGATTTTCCATCTTTTTGAATTCGGTCTTGCTGATACTTCGCGTAACAGCAAGAGCCATATTATATCCAATTACAATATCAAGCATATCGAATTCCTAAAGGAAACTTACGGCGCCAGTGCCGTCTTGTATTTTCCCTAGTTACTTGCTTAAATTGAGTATTGATTCCATGATAGCGATAACCACCTTTCATACGCATAGTAGTTTCTTCAATGGGTTCTTCAGTCTCAGGTTCATCTAAGGATTTATCTTCAGAAATAGTATCATACATATCTCCGAGAATTTCATCATACTTATTTTCTTTAACGGCTTGAATCTCACCATCAATCATTCGTAGCGTATCTTCTTCTGTCATAAAATATCTCCTTTTAGAATCATATAATAACACAAAACTTATTGATTGTCAACATTTTTTATTATATCTTGATGCTCTAATAGTGATTGTTCACTTACAAAAAGTGACGTATATCCATTACCATTCGGTTGAAACTCACCTTCCATATTTTTACCAGTACCCTTTGAGTTCTTGGCTTGTTCAAGTTTCTTTGCTTTCTCTCTATCGTAAGGCAGTTTATACAAGCGGTGACCTCTCTCCGATGTATGCATCCATAGTAGAATAGTGTTACCTTTATCAGTTATTTCGTGATGAACATAATTGAATTTACCATTTGGTTCATCATTGATCGGTGCTCCAGCCAATAGTATAAGTTGATATGACATGAATATAAAGAACGCGAGTTGAGTTGGAAGTGCAATAAGTTTGAGTATAAATGACGCATTTGAATAGTATATAAGGCTTGCCGTGTATATACAAGTAATCGCAATTATAATTATAAAGAGTGTTATCATAACTATTTCCTAAAATTGTTGAGATTGATCTGATCTAGGTGTTCCTTTTTCTGGACGAATCTTTACATCTATTTGATCGTTCATATCATAGATATTACCATCTTCATCTACCATAAAAGAGAATACTGAAACTTCCTCTTTAAGTCTAACTTTTACAGTACGACTCATATCAAGCGAAATTGGATTCATATCCATAATATCAATAGTTACTGGAGTAGGATATTCCTCATTTTCATTACTAATTGATGTACTGTAATTATGAACAGTCACAATGTACTCACCAGGAACAATCGCATTAATTGAAAGTGTCTCAAGATTTCTTTGAATTAATATTGTATCGCCATTTAATTGAATTAAATCATTTGTATCTCCAAGATCATCACGCTCAAGTACCATGTACCTACCATCTTTTGATGGAAATCCAACAATCGTATCGTCAGGACCTTTTACCCATATGTCAATATCAATTGCAGATTCATCGTCCCATGAAGATGTAATGATAAACTCTGATCTAGGATCAATCTTACCTTCTTCGGCAATAGGATTGATAAGCAAAAATGCAATTAAAAGTAAGCTTGTAAAACCTATTAGTAGATTAAAAAGTAGATCGGTAAATGCTAAATTTGAACTATATTTTTTCATCATCTGTATCCAGCATTACTAACTGCAATTTTAAAATAACGGAAGTTACCAGTCCAGTAAGTGTAGTCAACAACGCAATTCCCATACCTTGTGCTAGTTTACTAATCACTTCTTTCATAGCTTGTGCCGAAGTTGTGTCTATTTCTGTAAAGGTTGTTGTAAGAACAATAATAAAGCCAACTAAAGTTCCTATCATGCCTATAGACATAACAGCATCAGATATAAACCAAACCATGCTTAGTTCATCTTGATTATCATATGAAAACTGTCTTTTCCAACTTTCAATTCCAACTTTTATAGTTGAAAGTAAAAAGATGGAAGCTATTAACATAGTTATTCTTGTAGGATCATTTTCATATATAAATCCAAGTATATCAATATTGTACTGTATAAATCCAAGTGATAATGCTAATATCACTATACTAGTCCACCATTTCCAAAAAGTCATTATTTTTCCTCTATTTCTATTTCATTAGTATATATGAATATAATACTGTATAGTATACTGATAAGCGACAATTCGCTCATATAAATACTTTTATGACCAACTATAAGGAGTCAAAAAATATGGAAGTACTGAATACAGTAAAAGCTTGGGCAGCATCTTTAGCCGAAGTTGGCGTGAGTATCGCCGCACTTATGATCGTATTGGAAGTTCTAGGAATCGGTATGATTCCATTCATTCCAGCAACATCTGTTGTTGCTAACGTATCCGCAATGCTGGCAACACTTGGTGCCCAAGGTATTATGGGACTAGTTGCAATCTGGATTCTCTGGAACATCTGGGAACGCCGTTAAATTATATTAAGAGTATCATGAGGGGCTTAATGCCCCTCATTTTTTTATTGTGTAATTTCTTGTGTAGTTTCTTCTTCATTATGCATAGGATTAAATACATAATGAATTGAAAGAACAATAGCAAGTGATGCTGCAAGACCAACCATCATTTTGAGAAAGTCTTTACCAATTAATGGAAATACGACTTTAAATTTTTCTTTGCCTGTTACTGTTGCCATAGCAAGTTCTCTACCACATAATAGACCAACAAAAACCCATGTAGTTGACATTGGAATATCATTTAATTCTTTAAAGAAATATAAAATAAGCCAATAAACTCCATCAATAATTGTTGCAGACCTCACATATCTTGTGTTGTGTTTTTCTAGAACAATCTGTTGAATCTTACCGCCACCTTCTCTTAGCATAAAACCAAGACCAGCAACAAAAACAACGGATATCATAAGCATCAATTCAACCGACAATTCTCTGGGAAGAAAAACAGCAATGTTTGCCATATCATGAGATAACCAAGTCCACCATAGAAATCCAGTCGTTACCCATTGACCAATGCGCCAATAATTCTTATGATTTTCTTTTACAGGTTTTGCTTCATCTAATAACTTACTGACAATCATCCATATTGCATAAGCCGCAACGGCTGCAACGGCATATCCTAACATAGATTTCATCAACATTTTTTCTAATACAAATGTACTAGCAAATGCAGATAATACCAAGAAAGATGTACTTACTGGTACACCTACCCTTGTCAATAACAATAATACTCCAGGAGCAAGTGCGTGATACCATTGTACCTCTTGCCATGGAATTTTATTCAAACGACCATAACTGATATCACCTCCATAATTATACCAGCCATACCACAAAGCCCAAAGGAGCACAGCCGAAGCTGCACCCCACATAACTTTCCAATTAAATCTTTCATTATTTGATGCAATCCATGTTCCCAAAGTTTGAACTGAATCGTTTGCGATAACCGCATATGCCGCAAATAAAAATCCGATCAGCATCCAAATACTCATAACTTCCATCATACTCTCCTTTTTTGAGGTTTTAAGTATTATTTTTAACACTGTAATTTATATAAAAATAACTGCAAATTATGTAAAAGTTTTATGAAATGTGAGAAAAGATAAACAGTATCATTGAGCAAACAAAAATCACACTTTACCGCCGAGTACTCGTCTTATGAAAGTGTCTCTCCTTGAAGGTCTAGTTCTGGTGGAGTAGACCTCTCTCACTGCTTATCTTTTATCGGCAATCTCAATGCCGCACTACTTGTGATCGTGCTTTGTTTCCGTTTAGTTAGACGGTTCACTTCGTCAGAGTGCAACTCCAGGACTATCTAGGTAACTAGCCTAGCGGGTCAAGTGATGGGAGAGAAATCAATCTCTCCCAAATTCTTTTATGCAGCATTAGCAAGTTCAACCGCTTTTTCTGCCGCTTTTACTTTGCGAGTTTGATTGATGCCAAACCACTGACTATGCAGACGATTTTCAGCATTGCGACCCTGTACGTGATCTGTAACATATGTCACGCTATTCAATGCGCTCCACCAAGTCCCTGGTGCAAATTCTGCGCCGGGCTGAGTTTCTAGAACATCATAGCAAAGTTTTGCATTGCGTGAAAGATCGGCAAGCTTGTCAACTTGAGCCTGTTCTTTGGTACGTGAAGTATTTGGAAATACATCATTATAGAATGTAATCAAATCATCAGCGGTAACACGCTTAGAACCCAAGAACTGTGCCATTTCTTTGTACTTTGAAAACTTTTCGGATGCAATGCCGAGAGTAGTCTTTACATTGTTTGCATTAAACACTGCACGGTGACCAACTTTAGCTGAATTTTTTACGCCTTGTTCAAGTGACATTGTAAGAGTATTGTTACAAACAACACGAACTGGAGTAAAACGAACATCAATTGATTTCCCGTATTGATGTGGATTACTGAAAAGCAAGAATGATTCAACAGTATCTTCTCCAAATACGTCGAAAGACTCTTTTACTTTTGCTAGTGCCCATGTGATCTGACCGCCTTTGAGAGAACCTGCAGTGTGCATTTCCATGTCACCAGCTGCAACGTATTCTGCAAAAAAGTTAAAAGCATCAGAGTTTTGACAAGGGTTCCAACCTTCACCAACGTTTGTGAGGACTTTGTTGTCACTTAGACGAACCAAAGACTCTTGACCAGTCTTGATTTTCTGGCCATCAATTTCGATGAATGACGGGACTTTTTGTACTTCCCAGTCAAGTCCAGCTTTTTGCTGCATTTGCATTGGCGTCAAATCATTGGATACTGGCGTACCCAGTCCATGCCAAGGTGTATCTCCAGCGTAAGCCATTTGTGCTACGCCGTCTACCATTTCAACTTCATGTGCCATTTTGAACCCTTTCAGTGATTCGTTTTTTCATTTGATATGTATATTATATAGTAAAAACAAGCAGTTGTCAACCACTTGTTTTCATTTAATTTATGCCACGAGGTCTTTAAAACCCATCATGGCAACTTCGTGAAGTGATCTGTTGCCAAGTTCATTTTCAATAACAAACTGGTCACCCATCATTGAACTACGCAACCCCATGCCACTTTCATGAAGCGGAGCAACACGTTCTACAAAAAGTGGATTGTGGTCTGAATTATCTTCAATATCATTCCGACTCCAAGAACCCATAATATTTTGAGTCCAACGAAAAGCATATTCAAGAGCCTCATCTTTTTCTGTTATAGAACTCGGCATATTTACTACCGCAACATGCTCTTGGCTTTCAACATCACCTGTCTGGTGATTACGTTGTGCGTGATAAACATTGACTTTCATTTTTGAACCCTTTCAAGTGATTCTTTCTATACTAATAAACTAGCATATTTGATTTGATTTGTCAACCATTATTTACTTAAACATATCCAAAAACATCCAAGTAAGTCCAACTAAAGGAATAGCTAGACTGATCACTATAACCATTACTAATAATTCTAACATTATTTGTTATTCCTTGTTTCTAGATAATGGGCGAGTGCAAGCCAGAAAGGTCCAGCTGCACATACAGCTAATCCTAGAATTACATCGCCTTGGTTAATAAACACACATCCTAGTATGAAACATACGATTGCGTAAATGAAAAGTCCTCGCATAGTGATTCGCTTTCTTTGTTGTTACACACTATTCATATCACATGTAAAAGAGTTTGTCAACCCTTTTATGCAGCCATTGTGGCTTGTTCTGCACAAACCCGTTCAAAGTTTACTTTGAAATCATTTTGGTGACTTAGACCAAAATGGTATGCACAATAACTAGCACCATAGAGATAATCATGATCACTAAAACCTTCGGCTTGTAAAATCCAACGAATTGCATCATCTGTATCTAGATTAGGAGACAATGCTTGGATATCGTCTAAACGCTGCATGAAAGAATCTAGTGCATACGCTTGAGAATCTTCTTCATTCTGCCAAGTGCGGTCACATTCATCACAAAGAGAATCCCACTCCGCTTGCTTTTCAGCATCGGACATTTCATTCCATGATCCAATAAAATTTAGACCCGGACGAAAGCCATAAGCTTCTTTATAAAGATCGGAGATGATATCAGAACAAAAAGTATTAGACATAGTGTTTCCTTACATTACTAATTCTAAGACTGCAAAAACTACAATCAGATTAAAGGTGAAGCTTAGAAGATTTACTAACATGATTCGTTTCTTTCTCTTGACTATGCTTATTTGTAGCATAATCCAAGAGTAATGTCAAGAGGAAAATGTATAAATAGTAGTATGAATTACATAATTTTTCTAATGAATTGTATTATATTTATAGAGTAAACAAAGAAAGAAATTTTATGATAGATCCTGTAACAGCTATTGCTGCAGCTTCCGCGGCATATAAAGGTTTAAGTGCAGTTGTTCAAGCCGGGCAAGATTTAGAAAATTGTACACACCAGCTGGGCAAATGGTTTGGCGCACTTAATGATATTAATCGTGCTGAAGAACAAAGAAAAAGACCACCACTTCACGCAAAACTGATGGGTTCAGGTTCTATAGAAGAAGAAGCATTTGCCATTTTAACTCACAAGAAAAAAATGGCAGAGCAAGAAAAAGAAATCATGTTTATGTTGAATATGAGATTCGGTCCTAATACCTGGGACGAAATGATGGAATTAAGACGTAGTATTAAAAAAGAACGTGAAGAAACCATTTATGCCGCAGAAGAATTTAAACATGCTATGATAAACGGCGCAATCATGGTTGCACTAAGTTTTGGCATTCTGACTGCCGTTTTTGGTGGAGTCTACTTAATAGGCGTTGTACAACAACCGCCTTGGTGGTAATATGGATATGATACAAGTTTTTGCACTCATGCTTTTCATCGGAATTGGTGAAAATAGAATAGAAGTTGAAGAAAAATTATATTTCTATTCAGTAGAATATTGTAACTCAACTGCCGAAGAATTATCTAAAAGATGGGGTCATTGGTCAGCAAAAGATCAAGCTACAGTATATTGTATTCCTGCTAGTGTTCCCGAAGGAACACCTGTCATAAAATCATATGTTGAACCTTCATATTATCCTAGACCCTCAGCACCAGCAAATGGAATGATGGCATTTAGCGATTAGCAAGTGGATTATCAAGTGCCTTTGTTAGTTTAGCATTGAGTCTTTCTTCAAGAGAACTTAATTCTCGTTTGACATAACCTTCCAAACCAGATATCTTATCATTAAAACGATTGTTGGCATCGTCAATCATTTGACGTACATCTGATTTAAGCCTGTCTTGTTCTGTTTCGCCTTCATCCATTAATGCTCTTACATCATCATTAAGTTTTTCTGAAATAGACCTCATTTCATCTTCTGCTTTGGTAACTTCGATTTCAATACGATCAAGATGTTTTTCCATACGAACCATTTCGTCTTTTAAATCGTGCTTTGCATCTCTGAGATAATCCGTGTTTTCTGTAATACGATCACGAACACCAGCAAACTCACCCTTAAATAATTCTAATTCTTCTGATACAAAATCCATATGCCTCTCAACAGTCACTTGATGCTCTTGCTGTATTGCAATTTGTTTATCGAATCCTGATAAATCTGGCGCAACATAACTTTGTATTTGTTCTTTCATATCTTGGTAATCTTTGTAGAATTCAAATCCACCCCAAAGACCACCACCTATTGTACCTAATAATGGTATAATCAAAAGCAATTTTGAACCGCTTGCTTTGACTCCACCATACTCTATCTCTGCCATTTGCTCATTCCTTAAAATTGAAATTCTTTTCCAAACACAATTCCTAATTTTTTACCCTCAATTCCGGGTCCAATAAAATAGTCATTATATTTCAATCTAAGAAATGGTATTATGGGCTGAGAATATCCAGACACTAATCCACCTTCTAGTTTCAAGTCACCTTTTAAATCAACATCGCGTGATGTATAAAGACTTATATTTTTTTCACTATTGTAAAATGCTCCTATCGCGTATTCGTTGTATTTATATTTAACGGTTGGGTGTATTCCGTTATACTGATTTGACATTCCCATATGTATGGTGAATGCCAACCCAAAAAATATTGTGTTCAATTAATTACTGCCTTAAACTTGGATATTGTAAGTTTTCCATAGCACCAAAAGTAGGATCATTCACAAACCATCTTGAAAATTCGTGATCTACTGTCGGCACTGGTGGATAAAAATAAATATCGGGTACTTTCTTTTCTGCATAATCAAAGTCTGGAACAAATGCTACAAGAGCCAATAGTTGTGCTTGTATGACCATTTGTTCTTCTATAGTAGTCGCCTTTTCTACTTTCTTTGTCAATGCATTTACTTTATTTGCAATTAACTGTCTCATTTTGTCTTTACGACTTTTTTCTTTCTTCTTAGTTGGTTTAGCAACTTTTTCAGGTTCAACGGTTTCGTTAGTATCTTTGCCTTCATCTAATTCTTTATCCTTTGCATCACTATCTGTAGTGCTAGTATCTTCCCCAGAGTCTTTTTCTTTTCGGTCATCGTCCTTGGACTCGCTTTGTTCATCATCGGATGCTTCTTCACCTTTTCCATCAGCTTCGGATCCAGATTCGTCTGTTTTCTCTGGCTCGGGTTTTTCGGTTTCTTGGGCTGTGGTATCTCCTCCGGTATCTCTTCCGTTGTCTCTTTCGGAATTTGTTTCTTCAACATTTTTCGTAGTGATTGGTTCATTTACTTCTGCCTCTATTGCTGCAATTTCTATCTCAATAGATTCTGTTGTTATTTCTTCTACCTGAACAACTTCAATTTCAGGCGTTACTAATTCTATAGGCATAGGATCAATTGGTAATGG